TCAGGCTCCGATACCGAGGTCAAAGATAACCCAAGCACAGGAGCCTGTGACAGTCTCTTTTCAAGACCATCAAAGCGTTCACATAACGCTTGAAAGGCTGTCTGCAATTGATTCGCAGATGGCCTAGACGAAAGAGTTGCACCACCACTAATTTGGGAGATGAAACAATCAAACGTCCCCGCAGCTAGCGCTGTCATACCACCAAGTGTCATGAGATTCGCCGCTCCAGTTCCATTGTTGCTTACGACATGGATAGCTAGATAAAGAGCAACACCACCCGAAACAGCATTTCTGTTCGAATTGGCACTGTCATTCATCAAAAGCACACCAGTAATGTTCGCTCCAGTGGCGACAGTTATTCCGCCAGTAACCGAGCCAGTAGCTTGGAAACAGCACAGAAAAGTGCCAGCAATGGGCATACTAATTGTTGAAGTCGTAGAAACACAAGGGATAGTCGAACCCGCACGTAGCGAGCCACCGGTTGTGCCTAGAAAAGCACTCCCGGCAGCAGCAGCAGAGGCTGCTGGTGACTCCACAATGTGAGCATACAAGGCTTGTTGACCAATAGGCGTTTCTTGTTTGCGCCTGATCAACGTCCATTCATGTTCAACCCACAACTCACCAATAGGCACGGCCTGGACAGAAGTTGCTGCCAAACCATTACAAGCCACTTGGAATAAACCAAGATCATAGAATTTGGAGGTTGAATTCGCAGGTGCCGCTTGATTAGCGGAACTATACACAAAGTATTGATTAAGCGCCATTTGGGCGCCGCCAGATTTATTCCGGCCTTTAGCTTTGTGAACTTCTTGCACATCATGCACGAAGTGGCCAGTAAACGGAGGACCGCTCACAGAACCTTCATAGTTTTCCATTTGGCTCACATTTGTGAAGCCAGGATCATCCGGATCCATGTTGGTCGCATAGACCATTATACCCGATCCCGCAACACTGCTAATAGCAGTGTAGGACTCACCTCGATACCAAAATCGAAGAAGGTGACAAATATACTCCTCATAAGTTGAGGCAATTTGCGAGAAAACTGGAAACAAAACTGAATTCCCAGGATTCAGAAATAGTGACTGCAAAATTGTAAATGCAGCCCCAGGAGAAATCAAGTCAGCAACCTTTTCAAATCGCCGATTAAAATGATCCCGAACCTGATTGGAATTTTTCCAAACCATTCCGGTATTCAGCCCATCATTGACTGAAGACATGACACCCGGCATTGACTGCGTGGGAGAAGAGCCATTCTTTTTCGAACGGCCTGTTTTTGGGATTTTTGTCTGACCTCTCTTTTTCTGTTTGGCAGCCTTCTTGGCTGCCTTTTTCTGAGCTTTTGTTTTGCCCATACTAACAGGAGAGGATTGATGATGAGAGTAAGAAAGAAGAAGAAGAAGGAAGAGAGTTATGGAGTTGACAATCAAAGTAATTACGAAGAATTTTTAAAAGGGCGAAGTACTCGCTTACCAGCGGAGAACCCTTCTCTTCTAAACCGGCATACAATGCCCAACACCAATCGGGGGATTTATACATGCCATCAATTTCAGACATGGAGATACCATTGATCTCACCCACCAACTGCTCTTTGTATTCTGGATGATTCCAGATCCACTCAATATACTGTTGAATGAAGGTGCGACACTCGAGGTTTGCCCAAGAGTCAATTCGCAACGCATACGCTCTCATCAAGTGCCAACGAACATCGTCGTCACTCGAACCCCAACGAAGGGAACACAAAACACGATCGGTATCTGGAACAGGTAACCAGACACCTTTCTCTTCACGGAAACCTTGCGAGAGGAATTGAACATCCTTAAG